CAACCGCTGCCGATGCAACCGAGTTACCAGCGTTCAGCACCAAAAAGCCGCCTGTCATGGCGATGGTGGCCGTGACACTGACAAATTGATAGGCGCTGCCATCCACCACCGTGTGATTGAAGGTATCCGCCCAATAGATATTATCCACGCCAACGCGCAGGCGACCGTCGGTTGATACCCGCGCCGCACGCACCAGACGCGGCTCGCCGCTTTGCCCGTCGTGAGATTCCCCAGCGATCACCGAGTAGCCAGCATCTGCCAGCTCCATCGGCAGGTTGATCTTCAGGCGTTTATTGGCATCCACTGATGCAAGATCGGCAGAATCACCCGATTTGAGAATGATGCTCATGCTATAACCCCATGATGTTGATGTTGTACCGTCCCCAGCTGCCACCCGGCGCATGGGCAATCACGTCGAAACCCGAACCTTCCACCAGATTGCAGGCCGTGGCTGTGATGCCCTCCAGCGCCCCGTCTTCAGGATCATGATCGACTGATCCTGACCCCACTGCGCAGAGGATCACCGATCCGCTTGCCACCCATGCCGCCGAAACCGAAGCACGGGCGAAGTTGCTTTCTCCACCTGTGGCATGGCCAAAATCCACCTGTGCCTGCGCCGTGTTGGGTATCGCCGATTGATCCGCCTTGGCATCCAGCGCAGTTTGCAGTCCGGCCACCTCAGCAATGCTGTGGCCATGAGAGGTGCTTGCTTTTGCATCCAGCGCAGCTTGCAGCCCGGCAACTTCCGCTATGCTGTGGCCATGAACACCAGCCGCTTTGCTATCGAGCGCCGATTGCAGCCCAGTGACATCAGCAATGCTGTGTCCGTGCGTTGTATTGGCCTTAGCATCTAGCGCCGCCTGAAGGCCTGCTACATCCGCCACGCTATGCCCGTGCGCCGCGTTTGCTTTGCCAGCCAGCCCAGCATCCACCTGCGCTTTGGTGTAATAGCGCACATCGCCACGCGCATCGGTGTGGTATTGCGGATGATCATCAGCCTCCAGCCCGTTCAGGCTGGCGTGATCAATATCCCCACCGGTGCCGGGTGGTCCCTGCGTGCCTACTGTCACCACTTGCACTTTCGGCTCGGTGACTTTGACGACGTGGATCACTTCGTTAATGGTGATTACTTCCGTCATCGCGTTACCTCCGGGCTGATGATCACCAGCCCTTCCAGCAAGCGGGTGACGTTGGCGCCTGAGACAAGTTCAAGGTCATACACGCCGTTGGTGGCGGTAATGGCGGTGGTTTGTGTGGCGCTGGCCAGCAGCTGGATGGTTCCCGCCACCTCGCCGAGGGTGATGCCGCCGTTTTCCGTGGTGAGCGTCAGGAAAGGATCAGCCGCTTCGAGCGTTTCGCGCATGTGCATCCGGGCGGTGAAGCCGGTCAGGTTCACGGGCGTGCCGCTTTCGTCCTTCCATTCGATCTGCTCGCTGAACGTCGCGCCGCGATACACATAGAAATTATGCTTGGCTGGGTGTGTGGTCATGACGGGTTCCTATGCGCTTAAAAGTGCGTACCATTTGCTTGTCGTAGCTGCCCAAAACAGGGCGTTCTTCCCCACGGCCAGCGAGAATGCGGCATTGTTGGCGAGTGCGTTAATGCTGTGGCCAGTGGCGGGATAGACGTTCAACGCGTTTGCCCCGGCATTGGCTACAAAGATGAATTCCCCTTGCTCTGGCGAAGGCAGGATTGCGCCTTGCCCTGCGCCCACCGTGGTGAACTGGTTGGTTTGTTTTGTGATCGCCGTGGCAGTGCCTTGTGTGGTGCCTGCCGCGCTTAGGCCTGCGCCGTTGGCTTTCACCGCCGCACGGCCACTACCTGCCAGCATTTTCAGCGAATCATAAAACGTGGAACCATCGGGTGAGACTTTCAGCGTGAAGTTGTCATCCCCCAGCAGGCCGAACTCTGCACGCGCTGACCAGTTGGTCTGAAAGAGGAACCCCGCTTTATTGCCAGCCGCGTTTTTGTTGAGCTTGATCTGAAGATCACCGCCCACATGGTTGAACAGGATGGCTTCACTGGCCACCGCCAGCTTGTTGGTGGAATCCGCCGTGGTGTTTACGCCCAGCAGCGAAAGATTCTGAAGCGATGTCGGAGTGGCCACCGACACGCCCCAGTTGGTGCCGTCATAGGTATAAAGCGCGTTGGCATCCTTCGCCCATACGGTCAGGCCTTCCCACGGGGTGATAAAGTTCCATGCCGTGCTGAAGTAAGCCAGCGCTTTGGCCTTGCCAGCCCATGCACCGGTGGGAGCTGCGCCCACAATGTAGCTTTCACCCGCCACCGGCGAAACCGGCGGCGTGTTGACGCTGATGCTCTCCATCGCCGCTTGCAGCAGCGCATCAAGGATATTGAGCGATGCGTTGTGCGTCACTTCTTTCTGGGCTTGGCTCGTGACAATATACGGCAAGCCCAGACGTGTGGTCTGAGACATGGAATCCTCCAGTTTTATTGATTAAATGCTGGCGCTCACGGCGTATCCGCGCCCCACCACAGCGGAAAGCTGATAGACCTTCACACTCACGCTGGTTTGCGTGCTGCCGAAGTCCGTCACCTGATCGGCTGCCGGATAGTTGGCGGTTGGGCTGGTGGTGGCAATCGTGCGCTTGAGTGTCAGGCCGCTATAGATTTCCACCTCATAGCGTTCTGATTCCTCTCCCAGCGGTATGTCCACCCCATCGCGCCATTCTGCATCCACACGCGACCGGCGCAACCAGCTGATGGTGAGATTGCCGGAGCCATCCCGCACACCCGCAACATGCACCGGTGCGAAGGGTTTCAGGTTTCGCCCGGTGTAGGTAAAGGTGATCTGGTCGGTATTGCCTAACGAGTTACCAACGCTCACCGCCTTATAGAAAAGCTGCCGCCCGATCAGGTTATTCGGGATTGCGGTTGTATATAACGCCGGAGAAAGCAGGATGAACCTGTCCCCGGCGGTATGACTACCCACCGCCCATTCCGTACCCTGACGGCCGCGCAATAGCCGGGAAAGGCGATAAGTGCGCTCCCCGATCAGTTCCGCATTCTGGAATTGCACCAGCTCGTCACCAATCAGCGCGGCATTGGCACCGTTCAGCACCGCAAGCTCGCTGACACTGGCGAGGCTTCCGGCAGTAAGCAGCACCTCCACCTGATTGAACTGATCCCACGTCACGGTGTTGCCAGCGGCAAGGTTGGTGATGATCGCGCCAAACGTGGCCGCACCTTCGAGCCCTGCCAGCAGGTTGAAGGTGTTGCCGCCAGCTTCGCCACCATCATCCGAGCGATAAACCGCTGCGCCGTTCCAGTCTGCGCCATCGGGCGCAACCCCGATACGCAGCAGGCCTTGGCTTTGCACCGTATCGCTGGGCAGTGGTGGCGCATCCACAAACTGCACCAGCGTTTCCGGCACCAGCACCGGCGGCGTGATGTTGCGGGATGTCTCACCCGGTGGGGTGTAGAAATCGTAGGAACTCACATCTTCCGCCACGGCGCTGATCTTCATCAGGCCATTGGATTCCATGTCGGTTTTCACCACCCGCATTTCATGCGCGACGCCGGAAACAGTGACGGTGATCACATCCGTGGGTTCCAGCCGCACATATTTTGGCGGCACGGTGAGCGAAAAGCTCAGGCGCTCCTTCCAAGTGCCATAAAGCGTAATATCCGCCACCTGTTTGGCCTGCGTTGCGCCCATGACAATCGGCAGATTGATCGTTACCTGATCCACCGCACGCACCACCTGCCGCTGCGATACCTGCGTCACCGGGTCATAGTTAAATGGCCGGTCGAGATAGGTCACATTCACACGCTGTGGCAGTTCAAGCTCCTGCGCGTAGTTGATCTCCAGCACATCCTGCACGCCGCTTTTGGTGCTGGGGATCAGATCATCCTCCGGGATGGATTTCACCGAAGCGCTGCCACGCGGCACGCATTTCAGAATCCCGTCGCTTTCCACGATGTCGAAGAAAAACGCCGAAGTTAGCTGCTCAATGGCATTGCGCACCGTGATAGGCTGCTGAAGGATGAACCCTTCCAGCGAGGCCGTCAGGCGCGTCACATCGTAATCCGAAGGCGTAAGGCCAGCCGCTTGCAGCAACTCCGCCACCACCGCGCCGAGCGTGGAAGCGCCCAGCTTGCCGTTCACCCAATGGCCGGTTGCCCAGAGGATCGAATCCTGCCACACGCCTTCGAGATCAGGCCAGAAGGAAAATGGCCGTGCGTCCCACGTCCAGATAAACCGGCGCGGCACAAGGTTGGCGTTGCCGGTTTCCAGCCTGCGTGCTTCCAGATAGTCGAGCGTTGCATCAATCGCCACGCGCTGCGCCTGAAAATCCACCCGGCCTTTGCTGGCGCGAGGAAAGAAACTCTCGCTCGATGATGGATCATAAAACACGTTGGGCTGGTTGGTGCAGCCATCCACCGAGGGAAAGCCGAACTCCGTAAACCACACGGGCTTCATTTTGGCCGTCCATCCGGTTGCCACCGCGTTCGGGTTCACATGCGTGTTCTTCCACCAATATTCGAGGTTCTTCCACGCATATTTGGCATCCGTGTAGTTCGTGAGGCCAGTGCGAGCCATCGAATCCGCATAGTAATAATCCCAGCCTTCTCCTTTCTCCCAATATTCGGTGATCAGCTCTGGCGTGATCTGGCTTTGCGGCAAGTCCGGCGTGATCGGGAAATAGCTATCAATCCCCACCACGTCGATATTGCTGGATGCCCACAGCGGATCGAGGTTAAACCACCCGCCACGGCTGTGATATTCGCTCCAGTCTGCCGCGTAGGTGATGATCGTCCCCGGCATGGCGGCCTTCACACTACCGGCCAGCGTGACAAGGCGCGACACTGCCGGATAGCTGCTCGGCGCATCGGTGAAGCCAGTCATGCCCACCAGCTCCGAACCCATCACAAACGCATCCACGTCACCACTAAGCAGATTGGCATAGTGCATGATGAACGCATTGTAGCCGTTGGTTTTAGTGAACCAGTTGTTGGCATCCGTTGCATTTGCAGGCGTAATGCGGCCACGCCACGGCTTTGGCTCCGGCGTGATCGTATCCACGAAGATCATGGGGTAGAACATCACGTTCAGCCCACGGTTTTTCAGTTCCGCGCAGATCTGCACCACCGTGTGATCCGAAGGCGTGCCGCCATAGGTGGGCTTGTTGTCCCCGAAATTCAGCACCACTTGCGCGGCGGCGCGGCTGATGCCTGCCACGCTCCAGTCTTGCGGCAACACTTGCGTCGTCCCCTGAAACTCCACCTTGGGGATGATCGTGCAGGCACCGGCATCGGTGGAGGTAGCGAACCACGTCACCACCACCGCCACCCATTCAAGGTTCGGTAGGTTCTTCACTAGCTGATCAATCGCCACCAGCACATCGGCCTTGCCGTCGTAATTGTGCATGTTGATGGATTTCTTATCGCCTGACGGAGTGAACGCACCGCCGAAATAGGCATAATACCCGTCCTGCTTGGTCGTGACCTGCGTTCCATAGACAAATTCCCCAGCGCCGGGGATGATCACAATATCCTTCACCTTTTCTTCAACGCTGGGGCTGAATTTTACCGTCCGGCGCACTTCAAAGGTAAAGTTCGGTATGCGGTTGCCATACGCCGCGAGCGGAAAATCCTCGATCACCACATAGGCCAAGCCGCGATGCGCCGGGATGGTTCCGGCTGGCAGGTATTTGGCCATGATGTCATCGACACCTTGGGTTTCATCCCCAAAATGGACGTTATACTTGCCCTGTGCGGCGGAAAGTTCCGCTTCCGTCAGCACCTTGCTATCTGCCCATACGCGGATTACTTCATCAATCTGGCCTTCGCAGATCGCAATCGCCAGCGTGACAAAATACTCATAGGAAATGGTGGTTTGGCTGGTGGTGGTTTTGCCGCCACCGCCGCCACCTTTACCGCCGCCGCTAGAAGTTTGCGTGGTGGTTTTCTCGCTGCGCACTTCCTTAATGTCCGTTGCCCAGATCACATTCCCGGCCAGCCGCATCGTGCCATACACTTTGGGGATCATGTTCCCGTAGGTGGAAATCTGCGCCCGAAGATCGGCAAGGCGGGGTCCCTCCTGCGTGGGCAGCTGCACGCGCTGGCTTTTCGGGAAAAACATACCCGCCGCCATGCCGCCCAGATTCGCGCCAAGGATCGCCCCCGAGGGACCACCCAGCACAAAGCCGGTCACACCACCAACGACTGGAAGGACTATATCAGCCATGACTCACTTCAACGGTTCGAGTTGTTCAGGTTTGAAACGATAGGCATGGGTGAGCATTCGCACCCACGCATCGGAAAGCGGTTGCTCGACCACGCGCCCAGCGCTGGAATTGCAATGGATCAAGCCGGGTCCGCCGGTCGGATAGTTGGTAAGCAGCCCCACATGCTGAGGATCGCGAAAGGTACGAAAGAGCAGCACATCGCCTTCCGTCATTTTCGCCAGCGGCACTTCACGCAAATGCTTCTGGATACTCGCTACCAGTCGTCCACGCTCCGGGTGCATGGAATAGTTAAACTCATCATGCGCCGATAGCGGCGTGCCGTTTCCATCCTGTAAGCCCAGCTCGTCAATCACGCCGATGATCAGGCCGATACAATCCACACCACCCGCGCCAGCAGCGGATTTCTTCAAGCGCCCTTGGTGGTGATACTTCGTGCCAAGCCATGTGCGTGCTTGCAGGATGATTTCTGGTTTGGTGATTCTAGCCATTGCGGTTGCTCTTGCTCATGGTTCCTGCCGTGGTGAGTAGCGCGTCCACACCGGGAACATACGGCTCTCCACGGAAATTAAGGATGTTGTTAAACTTCGCCTGACAGGTCTCATGCGTCTTGTCGCATCCAGCGATGATCTTGAACCCGTCACCCACTTGAATGGATTTGCCCATCGGCAGCGCCAGCACCACCTGCTTGGAGGAAAACTCCTTCACCTCCATGCGCCGCCCGTCATTGTTGCCGCTTGTCCATTCCACTTCGCCGCCGGTGAACCAACCCGCCGCCTGCGTCAGCGCATTGGCCTTGAAGGTCTGATTGCTCACCACTTCCGAAACGGTGGTGGTGATGGTGACGCTGGCGAGATTCACCTTGCACCGGCTATCGCCCAGCACAGCGCGGCAGGAAGGCGAATACACCTCGCCAATCGTCTGGCTTAAATGCTGCGTGAGGCCGCGCACTTCGGCATGGAACATTTGCGCGTTCAGTGTCACTTCACCCAGCCGTCCGCGCTTCACCACCAGCTTGCCCTGAGCCAAATCCTCGTAATTGACCAGGAATATCTCGATTTCGGCATAGTCATACATGCCAGCCAGCAGATCGGATTCCGTGATCTTCGAGGGGAATGTCTGCCCCTCCAGATCAAGATTATCCACGCTCATGTTGGACTTGCTTTCCACCGTGGTGGGCGTGAACCCTGCGATGGAATCATATTCCAGTGTGTCTATCACCAACGTGCGGTCAAGGTCAGTGAAGCCAAGCTCCGCGCCATCCTGCCGCGTCAGCCGCCAGCAAGTGGCCAGCGTGGTCAGGCCACCAGCAAAATGCGCTTCCAGTTGTGGGGAGATGACTCTCATACACGCACCTCGATCAGCGGAATGTTGTTCCAGCTTCCAGCATTGAAACTATCGAGCGAGAGCGCCAGCTCGTCGGTATCGAAACGCACCGGCACATCGAAATCAAAATCCACCGTGAGCGTGCCGGTGAGCGATGTGGTGATGATGCCGGTGGTGGTGTCGATGCTCCAGCCGCTGGCCTGCAAAATGCTGTTGCGGTAAAGTTTCACTGTTCCCGCCACAGGCTTGCTGATGATCCGCTCGGATACCACCGCGCCGCTCACATATTGCTTCACCAGCTGATACTGGGTGCCACCGAGTAAGAGCAGCGGCTGGTTCACCGCCTTGAAATCGCCCCAATCCTTAAAGCGAAACCCCACCGCCTTGCCTCGACGCGCCCGGAAGAAGGCAATCAGCGCCTGCCACTGCGTTTCGGTTTTGACGCCGGAGGCCACATTGTAACGCGCACGCGCTTGGCTCCACTTGCTGTTGCGCTGTTCATGGCCGGAAACCGTGGCCACCACATCCGTTAAGAACATGGGTCCGCCGGTTGCCCCATAGCTGATGTCGCTGGGGAATTGGACTTCTACAAAGCTCATGGTGATGATCCACTGTTGATGAAAATGAAAAGGGCTCACAAGTTTTCACCTGTGAGCCCTCAAAAATGACTTTGCTTATTGGCTATTAGCCTTGCTTCTTCACTGTATAGCGAGCGCCGCGCCCTTTACCGACGGCCACCAGATATTCCTGCTCTGCCAGTTTCTTCAGGTGCGCTTTGATCGTATTGCGGTTGGCCTGTGTTGCTTCCTCGATTTCACGCACAGTGATCTCGCTACGCGTGTTGGCCATCTCCAGTATGGTGCGCGATAGCGCTGGCAGTGCCTCGCGCAGGCTTCGCTCTTCCTTCACCTTAAAAGCAAGATTGTCTTTTTGCTTCACCATCGTTTTCAGGAAGAAGGTCAGCCATGCTTCCCAGTTCTGGTTTTCCGTGTGGATCGTTTGTTGCGTGCGGCGCAGTGCCAGATAGTAGTTTTCCTTGTTGGCCTCGATCACTGTTTCCATTGAGCTGTAAGGCACATAGGAATAACCGGCGCGTAGTAACAACAAGGTGGTCAGGATACGCGAAAGCCTTCCATTCCCATCCTTGAACGGGTGGATGGCAAGAAACACCACAATAAACACCGCCACGAGTAGCAGCGGATGCTGCGTTTCTTCATTCGCCTGCGCGTTGTACCACTCCACCAACTCCTTCATCATAAGCGGCGTTTCAAACGGGGTGGCCGTTTGAAAGACAACCCCGATGCTTTTGCCGTCTGCGTCGAATGCTTCCACATGGTTGGTGACGTTCTTGTAAGATCCACGATGCTCTGCATCCTTGGTGCTGTATTTCAGCAAAACACCATGCAGCTGCTTAATGTGGTTTTCGGTCAGGGCGATGTGATCATAGCTTTCAAACACCATATCCATCGCATCAGCATAGCCTGCCACTTCCTGCTCATCGCGGGTGGTGAAGGATTTCTGCTCCAGCTTGGAAAGCAGCTTTTCTACCTGTTCATCTGTGAGCTTTGCGCCCTCGATACGGGTGGAAGAACCCACGCTCTCAATGGTAGCAATGCGCTTGAGGCTGCTCAGGCGGTCGGGCGCTAAGTCCTGCGTGGCTTGCCACTTGCCCTTAAATTCATCTATTTCACTGATATATTTAAGGATTTCTGTGGTGATAACGATATTCTTGAATTGGAGCATAAGGCCTTCTGCATATCCATTTATACCCAATTATATCCATTTATCACCCATTAGCAAGGACAATATCCATTTATATCCAGTTACCTCCATTTCATACCCATTTACAGCGTATATTCTGTAACAAACGGCTGAAATACAGCGTTTAAGCTGTAATTCAGAGATTCCTCCTTGCCCGTTCGATACTCCGCGCCATATCTGCCGCAATCTGGCTTTGGCTTTGCTTAAAGCTGCGCACGTCCGGCGTTTGCACGTTCATATTGATCGTGATGGGTGCTGCGCTCATGCTCATGTCTGGCATGATGTGCATGGGAGCATTTCCGGCATAGGCCAGTTCGGGACCGCGCTCGCCCACAATGCCAAACTTGCCGGGGCTCAAGCGGCCACCATCGGCGAAGAAGCCGCCGAAGAAATCACCAATCCCCGATAAGAACCCGCCAAAACCACCACCGCCACCGCTGCCACCACTACCGAACAGGCCACCGATGGAACCAAACAATCCATCGAGAATGCCGCCTTTACCGGTGACACCCAGATCCTTCAGCGCATATTGCAGCAGCGTGCGGTTTAGATCAGACAGAAACCCTTTGAAGAAATCACCGAACCCATCAAAGCGCCCACCAATCGCATCCAGCGAATCAGCAATGGTGCCTTCCATCGTTTCACCGATGCGCGAGAATTCGCCTTCAATGGTTTCACCGGTCTGCTTTGTGGCCTTGCCCAGCCTTTCATTCGCTTGTTCCACCGCACGGCCGAACGTATCCTGATTGATATATCCTTTCTCCAGCAGCGCGTTCAGCTGCGCCATTTCCTTGTTGTAGCGTTCAAGCGGCGTTCGCGTGGCCTCGAAAATGCGTTGCGCTTCCTCTTGCTGCTTGTTCAGGGATTTCACGGCCTTGGTGGTTTCGGCCACTTTCTCCGGCTGCTTGGTTCCCTCAAACAGTGACGAGAGCGACTGATTCTTGGCTTGGCGTGCATCCACGATCTTATCGGCGGCGGCACGCACCTCCGCATCAATCGAGGCATTGAACTCCTGCGCTTTGGCGAGTGCTTTATCGAAAGCGGTTCCCATCGCATCGAGCAGGCCGGTCTCCAGCGCCTTGCGCGTATTCTCGAACGATACGCCCGATAACGGATCATTCACGAAATTGGCCAAATCCTGCCCTAACGCTTCAAACCGCGCAGAGATCGCATCGCCAAACGCATTGAACGCATCGCCCACGCCCTCAAATACGGCGATGAAAAGATTCCCGAACTTGATCACCTCGGCAATGAAGGCCTTGAACCCTAGTTTGAACGGCTCGATGGAATCCGTGATCACCTGCGCCAGCCACTTCACCTTATCGGCAATGAAGATCAGAATATCCGTCAGGCCTGCATCACCAATCGCTTTCACCAGCTTTGAGAAGGCATCGCCCATGTTGGATAGTGCGACGTTCAGCGTGCCTGCCTGTTCCTTCATCGCTCCGGCAAACTGCACATTGCCGATGCTCTGGAGGTAGCCTTCGATCTCTTTGGCGTTTTTACCCACCGTAGTGCTGACGCCTTGGAAGGTGAAAGTCACTTGTTCGCCCTGCACGCGAGACTTGATCCCAAATTCTTTCAGCCTCTCGAATTCGCCGGTGGTGGCATCGGCCACGGCTTCGATCATCTGGTTTAAGGATTTGCCCATCGCCGTGGCAGTGTTGCCGTAGGAGGTGAGCGCTTCCTCCGACGGCGCAAGCCCCAGCGCCTTCAGCTTGATGAAGGCATCCACCACTTCTTCCAACTGGAACGGAGTTTCAGCGGCAAACTTCTCAATGAAACCAAACGCCACGCTTGCCTTATCCGCCGAGCCGGTGACGGTGCGAAGCGAGGCTTCCAGCCGTTCGAACTTGGTGATCGTGTCGGTGATCTGTTTGCCCACGAACGCCGAAGCAAACAGGCCGCCCAGCCGGTTGAGCCCACCGCTGAATTTCTTCATGCGGCGATCCATATTGTCCACGCCTTGCCCGACCTGCGCGAACGCAGCTTGGGTTTTATTCACGGCGCGGATAATGAATTCAGCACTACCGATGGCGGCCATGTTTCTGGTTCCTTAACAGTTCGGATTGCAGTTGAAAAAAGGCCAGCCATTCCGAGAACTCCCGTGGACTCATCTGCTCAATGTCAGAGAGCGGCCTCGATAACCGATAGGCCAGCGCTAACTGGTTGTATCGGATGGGGTCTCGTCGGAGTTTCCCTTGGCTTCCTCAATGGATTGGTAGAAGTGTTTTTCCACCGCATCATTGATGCGCAGGATCACCCGCACATCGCCGTATTTAAGCATTTCCTCGCGCTCATTCAGGCTGAAGATGCGATTGCCGTCCTTGTCGCGTGCCTTCACGATCAGGGAATAGACGGCATTCTCCACCGAGGTGGCTTTTTTGCCGGAAACGCGCTGGATCATCGCGGCTTCTTCCATCGACATGGGGAAGAAGTGGATTTCCAGCGGCGCTTCACCATCGCCCCATTCCGGCACGGATACCACCAGCCGGTTCTGCGTTTCAAAATGCTGCTTTACGCGTTCGATCACTCGCATGGTTGCCTCCCTATGCTACGGTGGATTCGGTGAGCGCACCGGTGCCGGTGAAGCTGAACGTGGCTTCCACCAATCCATCGAACGAAGCGCTGTAAGAAATGGAGGTGATGATCACATTGCCCGTCCAAAACTTATCGCCGGTGGTGTTGCCCTCCGGGTAGAGATTGAGCGTCACCGTGCCGCCAGCGGTCAATGCGCCTTGGCCGGTGGTGTCGGTTTCATCCCAGAATGCTTCAAAACTGCCAGACCAGCTTTTGATCGTGGCTTGGTTTTTGCGCCATTCGGTGCCGATGATGGAGGCATCCACCGTATCGGCGTTGACCTCCAGCGACCATGATTTTACTTCCGCGACTTGGGACGATCCGACAAAGACCTTCCCCTCGCTCCCTGCGTGGGTAGCCATAAGATTCTCCTTGGTTTGAGTGTGGTTAAACCGCGATTTGCGGTGCGTTTTCCTTCACGGTGTAAAGCACCGCAAAGGTGAGGCTTAAAACGGCAATCGGCTTTTCGCCTTCGCCGGAAAGCTGAGTGGTGGTGACATCGAGCATGGCATCCTTCACCAAACCACCGAGCGTGGGATCGGCGGCGATGCGCTGCTCCACTTCGGCGGCAAGCTGATCAGCGTCATCGTCAATTTCGCCTCTGGCTTTCAGGTATCCCTCGATCACCAGCTGCAACTGCCGGGCTTGCGTGCGTGGCCGTTGCATGGTGGGATTGCCCACGGATTCTTGCGGGGTGTACACCAGCAAGGCCGGGAGCTTTGGATCATCCAGCGGATGCACCCGCGAGGCATAGACGCGGTTGCCTGCCGATGTCTGGTTACGCAGCAGCGTCACCACCGCCTGCCGAATTTGCGTGCGAACATGGCTCATACGGCCTCCAGCATCAGCTCGGTGATGCCCTCACTATCCGGGCGGATGACGACAAGCTCAAATTCCTTGCCGTCGATAGTGAAGCGATCACCTGTGGCGAGTTCAGGAATATCCCGCGTGCGGATGGAGAGGATCGGGCTGTTGGCCACCACATCCACCGAATCCCCATCCACCAGTTCGGAATAGGCCTGAAACATGCCGGTGATGCGGCGGGAAATGCCAATACGCGGAACGTAAAAGATTTCCCGCCCATCGAGCGTTTCAAGCAGAGTCTGGTGGTGGGCTTCCATGTCCTCCATGAACCCCATCACAGCCCCACATTGAGCAGGATTGCGACCGTCGCATCGCCCGATGCAGCGGCAGCGGCGGCCACGCCCACGATGGTGTTGCCGCTGGCCGTAGTGGTCAGCACTTTGTTGGTGTTATCCCAATAGAGCTTTGCCCCTTGGGTGATCGCACCGCTGGCCTTGGCCACGTTGAAAATGCCAGTGATATGCACAGCACCGACCTTGCCGTTGGCAATGGCAGTTTTGGCAATACCGCCAATCGTGCCGATCAGCACAAAATCGCCGGAGTTAATATCCGCCCCGGCGGTGTAGTTGAGGGCTTTGCCCTCCTGAACGAAGTTTTTAGCCATGAAATTTCTCCTTGAGTGATAGACATAAAAAAAGCGGCCAAAAGCCGCTGGTTGTTGGGTGATAGGGTTAAGATTACGCGCCCGGATTCTTATACAGGGTGCGGAACTCTAGCGGCGCTGCCGCCGCGTCGATGCGTACCTTGTATTCCACGCCGTCAATCGTCCAGCCGTCTTGCTGGTCAAGGAACGGTGCGGCAATCCCGTCGAGATAGCCCACTTCAATCGTATCGAAGACATTGGGATCAGCGGCCAGATACCACGACAAGGTGGAGGCGGCATCCAGTCGCGCATCCACGATCACTTCCGCCGCGCTGCGCACCGGATTGGGCACGCGGCTGTTGGTTTTGGAAGGATCGGTTTCCGACGTCATCAGCACCCGCGCTGTATCTTCTTGCGCCGCTGGCACAATCAGATAGGAAGGACGGATATTAAGGACTGCTTTGCCGTCTTTCTGCAAGCGCATCGCGGTGCGGCCTGCGCCCACACTAGCCGCCGTGATTGCCGTGCCACTGCCTGCCAGATTGTTGTGTGTTGCATGGAACAGTGCCACCCCGTCGCTCATCGTGGGGTTGCTGGTGAGAATGCTAAACACCAGATCACCGACCGTGCGGGCTGCCGCACGCCCCATCTTGCGCGGAATGTCCGTGAAGGCATTCAGATCATCGTTAATGATCGCCTGACGGGTGATCGAGAATAGCTTGCCGTAGGTGGCCAGCTTGATCGATTCCGCACGCTCGCCGATGGTGCCGTGCTTGAATTCGCCGCTTTCAGGAATCACATCCAGCGTATCAAACACGCCTAGCCCAACGCGGCTATGAGTTTTGAAGTCGGTCAGGTTCCCGGCGCGGGTAAACATCGGGAAGACTTCTTCGGCTTCATCATAACCGCGCAGCATGGCTTTACGGGCATTGTTTTCCAGAATCTTCGGGAAATCACTGCTCGAATGGGTGAAGGCACGGGCTGCCAGCTCGCGCTTGTCCATGTGGGCAGTACGCACGCCGCGCAGTTCCAGCGACTTACGCGCCATCTCCAGCAAAGTGTAGCCCATCAACTCGGTGGGTTTGACATCCTTGCCAGCGATACCGGCGCGGAAGGAAATGGCGTCTTCAGCAGCGCGGGAGAATTTCTCCACGTCCGTTTCGCCGATTTCGATCCGCTGGTGGCTCGTGACGGGTTCCTCACGCTTGCCGAGTGCCTCCAAAAGCAGCTTGCGTGCTTCGTGAATATCCACCTCCGGGTTATCGAGGCACTGATCGCGCAGCTTGTCCTGATCACCATGCTTTTCAAACAAGGTGCGGATTTCCGTGCGGCGTGCTTTCTCCGCATTCAGCGCTTCCTGCCGCACTTGGTGGACATCCACCGGCGGCGTGTGGGACAGCGTGACTTCCGCACGCTCCCCGGTTTCTTTGACTGCTTCAGGCATTGTAGTCTCCTTTATGGTTGGTTGGGGTTGTGAAGCGAGGCTTTCGGCCTCCAGTTTCCTGCCAATGCCAACGGTTGCGTCGGCGGGAATATCGACCAGCGAGATTTCCATCGGCATCCAGCAGATGACGCGGTAAGTGGCTGGCTTGTCTTTGGATTCTTCGGTGAGCTTGCGCTCAAGAATGCGGTAGGCCACCGAAACATTGCGCAGAATGCCGTCGGTGATGTCCTGCCAGAGTCCGGCCACCTCATCGCGGCGGCTGATGCGAATATCCGCATAGCCACGGCCATTCTCGACCCATGCCCGTTCTACCACGCCGATGCGATTCTCCCGCTCGCTGCGGTCGTGATTGTAAAGCACCGGCGCGGAGTTATTCAGGCGGCTGAGATCCACCTCGCTGCGCTCATGCCCCAGAATCTCAATCCACGGATCGCTGAAAAAGCTCTGGCGGGTGACGGGTTCCTCTGAAGAAAAAGAAAGCCGCACGAGGCGGCTTTCAGTATCGACGATTGACCGGGAGGCAAGTTCAATCGTTCGAATCAGTATTTCCGGCTGTTTTGTCATCGGTTGGTTCCTCCTTTGGGGTTTGTGGAGCGGGTTGCTTGCCGAGCGAACTCGTGAAGCTGATGCCAGCCTTCGATTCCTGCTCGCGCTCCTGTTTGATTTGCTCGAAAATGTCTTGCGGATTGCCGCCACGCTCGCGGATCACCTGCGTGCGTGACTTAAATCCGGCCTGCACCGCTTTTTCCTCAGCGGTCACTTCGCGCTGCGGGTCGATCCACGGCATAGTGGGTCCCTGAAATCCTGCTTTCTTCAGGCTCATGGGATTGATCTGCGCTTCCGGCACGGCGAGCTTGCCCGATAGAATCGCCATATCCACGAAGCGTTCCCAGATCGGGCGCACGCACCGCTCGATGAAATACTCGCGCAGCACCGCGTAATGCACTGATTGCTCCACCAGCTCCTGACGCTGGGCGCTGTAGGTGCCGTTGTAATCCTTCGAGATGCTGGAATAGCTGGTGCAGGTTCCGGCAGCGACAGCGCGAAGCTGGCCGTTGCGGAATTGCTCCAGCACCGCATTCGGGCGCTTGCTATCAATCACCGAGACTTCTTCCCCCGGCAGCAGGTTATCGAAGATCATGCCGGGTTGCATTTTCATCAACCGATTGCCGGTGGCGTCGATATTCTGTGCGCTCGTCGGGCTATCCAAGTTTTTGCGAACATAGGCGCAGAGGCTGGCCGCCAGCTTTGCTGCCACCCGCTCGGAAAGTTCATAATCCTTAATGTCATCGAGGCGCGTCATCACGCTGGCGAACATAGAAACACCGCGTGTCTGCGCGATGCGATCCACAGTTTTCAGATGGATGATCTTTTCTGCCGGATAGCGCTTTGTGTCCTGCCTTGTTACGAACACATGCCGATCACCGGGATGTTCCTTGTAGAGATAATAGGCCACCGGCTTGCGCCATGCGTTCTTTTCCACCCCGTGAATGATCCGCTTTTTCTGGTCATTCAGATCAAAGGGCAGGAAATCCGCCTCGATCAGCTCCAGCGAATACGGCACCAGCGTGCCGTGATTGATCGTGGCGCTGATGCCTTCAATATGTTTCACCAGCACTTCACCATCCCGAAACCAGCAGCGTGCAAGCAGGCGCAGCATCTGATTCCAGTTCAGTTCCCACGTCACTTCCGGGAAGCGCACCCATTCTTCCCACAGCTCGATCAGCTGATCGTTAATCTCTTTGGCCAGCTCACCGTTTTTGCGTTTCACCTGTGGTTCAATCGTGATCCCACGGCCAATGACATTATTCACGAGGCAGTTCAGCACGCCACGCGCCAGATCGTGGTTCTCGTCCAGATACCGCGCTTGCAGGCGCAGTGATTCCCCGGCGCGTTCCACCACCGCATCACCGCTGCCATGATCCACCTTGATTTTACGCAGGCGCGAGGGCTGGGCTGCTTCATAGGCACGCTGCTGGCGCAGAATCCACCGGGCGGTCTCGCGGCGTAGGGCAGATTCCGGCGCGATCATCTCTATGGCTTTGTCGAATAGATTAAACATCGCTGAAATCCGCTAAGGCTGCTTGTTGGTTCTGGCTGGCTGACTCAAGAGCGGCCACGCGCCGCTCCCAATATTGAATTTGCTCGCGAATCTCGCGGCTGTTGGCGAGCGACAGGCTGCGCCCGTTCATCGAATAGCTCTGGCCTTTTGCCACAGCCAAATCTGCCGCCAGCCACGCATCAAGCGCAGCCTTAGCGTGGGTAAGTGTTACCGCCATGGGAATGTCCTTTAGTTAAAGTTCCAATCATCAAACCCGATCCAGCTATCGCCTTTGTCTGGCTGCGCCGGTTCAGGCTTCTTTTGGTTCAAATGCTCGCGCTCCATCTCCTGCACCAGCGCATCAAGGTTCGGGTTCAGGATGTAGAGCGCCGCCAGCGCATACACTCGGCAATCCAACGCCTCGTTGCGATGCCCTTTGGCCAGTACCCAATGCCGCGCAGGGTGGCCGTTGACGAATCGTGTCTGCACCCGTTCGGACGTCAGTTGCCGGAAATATTCCTCCGGATACTCCGCCGGGAAATGGCAATATCCCGCACCCGGCTGATGGATACGCAGCCGCGCATAGATCATCTGCTTGGCGGTATCGGTGCCGAGCGTGAACAGTTTCACCCGCAGCTTGTTGGTGCGGCTGAACCGGCTCACCAAAGGCCTGCCAATTTGTGACGCGCCCTTGATCGCAAACACGCGATGATGCTCCCGTGCTTTGCAATATTCATAGACTTTCTGCGTATAGTGACCGCCGGTGTCTATGCAGCTGCACCCGACATTCAGCACCACGCCGTCGCTACGCTGGAGGCTTTGCCCCAGCACCCGGTCAAGCTCCTGCCAGACAGTCGCCTGCGCCGGATCACCATGCAGCACATGGTATTGCAGCGACCAGCTTTCCTGCCCGATACCCCAGCCGACGATCTCCGCCTCCAGCCGGTCGTCCTGCACATCCACCCCGGCAGTGATCACCACCACGCCAACAGGTGCGACCCGTCCCCAGTTTTCCTTGCGGCTGATCAGGCCGGAATGATCCACGCCTTCGGTGGCTTCCTTCCATGTTTCACCCAGCGAGGTATTCACCCAGACTTTCAGTGTTTCCGGCAGGCGCTTGGCCTTCAGGAAGTTTTCCACCATCTCGCCCCAGCGCACCCACGGGCTGTAAAGCTCCGAGATATGAAACCCCACCACACCACTAAACTCAGCCTGCGCACGCCAGTTGCCACGCGAGAGCATCCACGGCTTGTCACTATCTTGCAGCGTGGCCTTGCAGTGTTCGCATTCATAATGCGCGTCACCGGGCTGCTTCTTATCAAACTTCACCTGCGCCCAGCGCAGCACCTGAAACGTGCCGCATGCCGGGCATGGTACGAAGAAATGCCGCTGATCGCTTTGCTGAAAGCGAGCTTCTATTTTGCTTTCACCCTCAATCGTGGGCGTGCTGGCCGATACCAATAGCCGGTTCCAGAACGTCGTGGTGCGTTTCTGCGCCAGCGAGCCGGGATCACCCTCGGCACCGGCGGAGGTGGGATAGCGGTCTTCTTCATCGAGCAGCACAATCCGTATCGGGCGGCTGGCAAGCGATGACGGGCTATTGGCTCCCGCCATCGTCAAATGCCCACCGGCGAATTTCTTATGCAGCAGCGTGTTGTCGCTGTTGCGGCTTTTGGGGTCTTTGAACAGTTCGGTCAGTGCGTCCGTATCGCGGATCATCGGCGCGAGCCGGTCTTTACTCCATGCCTCTGCCATCTCCAGCGTGGGCTGGATAAACAGGATGGGTGATGGGTCTTGATGAACGAAATACCCCAGAATGTTATTCAGAATCTCCGTCTTGCCGATCTGCGCGGAGGTCATAAACACCACTTCGCGCACGCCGGTTTCATTCACTGCGTCCATCATCCCGCGCTGGTATGGGGCGCGATCCGTCCTCCACCTTCCGGGCTCGGCGCTTGCCTCCGGGCTTAGTTTCCGGTGCGTGTCCGCCCACTGGCTCACTGTCAGTTCCGGCGGCGGCATCCACACCTGCCGGACTTTCTTCTTCAAGCTCTGGTAGGGCGTCATCATGGGCAAGTTCCGTGAGTGCCTCATAAATCGCAGCCTTCAGGAACCGCTCAATTTCGGCGGGTTCCTTGAGGGCGGCGATCTGGAAGGCGCATTTGGTGGGAATCGCAAGCAGCCGCATCCGGCAGGCAGAAACTTGCTGCATCCAGTCATGTTCAATCGTTTCAATCGAAATCAGTTGATTACGAAGCGCGGCCACTTCGAGTTCAGTCTTATCGGCCTGCGCCTTGATCAGTCGTGCGCGTTCGTGGTGCGTGTCACGCGGCGCATCGGCGTTGCCATAGGCGCGATCCTGCAAATACTGCACATAGCGCTGCACCGAGCGCACCAGATCGTATTTGCCTTTCTCTGCTTTGGGGATGATGCCATCCCGCGCCAGCTGCTGCACCCGGCGTTCGGTAAGGTTCAAAAACTTTGAAATCACCGCGACCTTGTGAAGAATTTGCATGAGGGATTCCTATCATGTCGTGATAATCCACCCCGCAAACTCTCCAAACCGAAACCATTCTGCTGCATCTTCTCCGAGTATGGCAGGATCAAGTGGGCGCTGGACGCCACCGAGTGATAATTCTTTGGCGATGATTTGCTTTGGCTCCACACCGGCGGCAACTTTTCCCGCCAGCGTCAACCGCCACAGCACCGTGGCCTGATAACCGGTGGCCGCTTCGCATTTATCGACAATCACAATCGCGCCGCCCGGTTTCAGGCAGGCGCGGAGCTTGGCAATAAACTCGCGACGCGCACCCACCGGCAGAAACATCATGACGAGGTAACAGATCGCGACATCAAACGGTTCATAGTCAAACGCGCAGGCGTCCATCTGCACGAGGTTTTCCTTGGCCGGTCCCGAATACTCGGCGCACATCTCCGCGCTCGGTTCAATCGGCACCAGCTTGGCCTGCCGCTGGGCGAGCGTATCGGCCAGCGCCTTACCGATATTGCCGGTGGATGCGCCGATGTCATAGACCAGCCCACCTTGCGGAATGTAATGCCGTGCGATATGCGCCACTGCGCCCGTCACCAAATCATACCACGGCAGCTGCTCGCGGACATGGTGGTTAAAACTCTGGGCTACACTGGCATTCTCGAACGACCATTCCTTGGGAATGTCAATTAAGGTTTCGGAAGTTCTGTCCATTGTTCGTTCTCAAATACTTTGATCGAAGGAATGCCGTAATCGGCGTACATGCCTTGCGTGCGTGGGTTGCTCTCGATTGCCAGATACTGCGTGGCTTCGCGCCCGTGCTTCGGGAATACCAGCGTTTCCAGCATGATGCGCTTGGCCTCGTGTGGCGGTTTGTGGAAGCGGTTAAAATGCGCTTCTTGCGGCACCCATCCAACCTTGAAATACAGGCTATCGAGCGTGGCCTGTTTGTGTTTCTCAGGCCGCGCCGTCATCAATATGGTGTGATACGGCGCAACCAGACTCACCAGCCAGTTGCGATAGGTTTCCTTTTGGATCTGCAAGGCAAAGGGTTTGTGCTTTTCGTGACTGTTCGCCACCAGCGTGTAGTTCAGATCAAGGAGTATAATCATAGTTTCACCCCCAGCCGCGCTGAGAATGCGCGTTTTGCTTCCTCTACCAATCCCATGCGACTGCCATCAGGATAGGGTAAATCAAACTCAAACTCGATAGCTGCTTTTAGTCTTTTGATATTTATTTCCAGCGGCTTCGCGCAGATCGCCTGCACATTCTGATTGCAATCATCCACGCTGACTTTTTCAAAGAACAGCTTGAACAGATCGTAAAACTCCCGCTGGGAATGATACTTCTGCACCTTCGGCGAGGTGGCAATGTCACCAAGCGTGATGCCTTCCTCGTAATCCAGCTGAAACAGCACGCCGCTTGATTGCCGCTCATTCAGGGAATGATAGCCATTGAGCTGCTTGATGTTGATGTGGTTGCTGGCCGATGCCACCGCGTAAAGCCGCGTGGTGGCATGAGCCAGCGCCGCGCAGATGCACACGATATGCTCGCGGTCTGCGCGGAAGGGAACACTGTTCAGCACGCTGGAAATAAAGATCGAAGAATAGCGCAGCTTCTCTGTGCCAATCGCGTGCAGAAACTCACGCGCCAGCGCCACGCTTGCTTCCTTGTCGATCTCGTTACTCTCCGCCACCCGGTACGGCTCGAACGGCGTCACCATCACGCCGAGGCTGCGTAGGATGCGGGTTTCATGCAAATGGCCTGCGCCAAAATCCAGCACGCAGCGGCCAAACTTGCCGATCCAGCGCTCGCGGTTTTCCGGCTTGGTGACATCAAAGCTCTTGGCCGTCGCATCACCCGCCACCGCGAAGATGAAGCCACGTCCCAGCGACTCGCGCACCTGACGCAGGCGCCTGAAAGAATTATGGCGCAGCAGATCCTCGTAACGGCGATGAATATCAAAATCCATCGAGAGGTAGTTCAGCATGGCTTCCGCCAGCTTGCCTTCTGCGTCTGTCACGAACACCACCGGCACTTGTTCCTCGCCCAGCTCCGCATAATGCTGCAAGCGGCCAATGCCATTCACCACCCGGTAGTCCCGCGTGGCCACAATCGGCATGGCAATGCCACGGCGCTTGAGCGTCTTGGCGAGGTTCAGCGCGTAATTCTTCCAGCGTCCCTGATTAGCTTTCAAGAACGGTGCAATCGGGTGTAGCTTCGCATTCAGGCACGGGAAGAACTCCGGCGAATCCACCGCTTTGTCCGGCACGGCTTCGGCCAGCTTCTCTACATCCGCCGCGTTTAGTTGCGTATTGATCTTCTCCACCGTGTCACTCTGGCCGAGGTCATTGGTGGCGCGGTTAAACACCACGTTCACACCTTTTCGCTCGGCCAGATCCATCGGGCGGGTGACAGCCAGAGGCACTTGGCTGGCACCCATACGGCACGCCACATGATGACGCTGGTGGCCGGAGATGATTTCTCCATCTGGCGTCGCATAGAGCGGCAACAAAAACCCCAGTTTACGCAGCGATAGCTCGATCAAGTCCAGTCGCTTCGGATCGGCCACACGCGGGTTATACGTCGAGGGCGCAATGTCTTTCACATTCACGAGTTTCATAATCCAAGCCTGCGTTTAAGTTCTGCGATGATCTCTTTTTTCTCAAAGCCAACCTGCTGCTTTATGGCTTCCATCCATTCGAGATATTGCTCGCGTGGGATAGGGAATGTGTAGGCAGCGATCCGGGCGGTGGTGTCTGCTTCCTCGATGTCGTCGTCATCATCCTTGCCGAAGCCGTCTTCCATCGAATCAAGCGACGTCTGAATCTCTTTCAGTTCCTCCGCATTGAAACCGAGCAGCTCGGTGTCGTAGGTGGCATCATCCAGCTCGGCGATCTCCAGCTGAAGCAGCGCCTTGTCCCATTCCGATTCTTCGCCCACGCGGTTATCGGTGATGCGGTAGGCCTTGATCTGCTCCGGCGTTAGCTCGGTGGCGATATGCACCGGCACCTTTTTCAAGCCCAGCCGCTTGGCTGCCTCAAAGCGCACATGACCAACGACAATCACCAGCTCCTTATCGGTGACAATGGGCTGGCGGAATCCAAACTCCTTGATGGACGCCGCCACCTTCTCAATCGCGTGGGTATTGATCCGTGGGTTCCGCGCATAGGGAATCACCTGATCCACCGGCATCAGTTCTACTTTCATCGGCCTATCTCCTTGGTTTTGTAGAGTGCATTTCGCACCCCATTTCGTTTTTTGATTTTGGGTTCTCGTTGTTTCTCAGTGGGATGTGCTGAAAAAAACGAAACGAAATCGACATTTTGAAGCTGGCGCTGGGCAAATCCCGCGCTCGCGGCGTACCCGTGCAGCATCGGCTGGAAGGACCCGCCGCCGCCCATCAGCTCAACCAACTGTAAAACAATAGAAAACAGCCTTGATTGCAGGTGGCAGGGTGTTATCCGATGGAAGGTTTAACCCCAACAAGAAAGGCCAAACACCATGATAGCAGCCACCAACACCAACGAAAAAGCCATCGACTCCCGCGAATATGCCAAGCGCATCGCCGAACTGAATGATCGCTTCCGCCAGACCTACTGGGGCGGCAAGGTCATGACCACCTGCGGCGTGAACGAACTATCCGAGGACATTAAGGCACGGCTGTTCAGAGCCGTCGCTGAATTCGATAGCTTCGACTGGCGTAATGATCCGCATGGCGAGCACGACTTCGGCAAGATCGAGATCGACAACCACGAGTTCTTTTTCAAAATCGATTATTACAACAACACGATGGACGCCGGATCAGAAGACCCGGCCAACCCTGACGTCACCACCCGCGTGCTGACGATTATGCTCACGCATGAATACTAACGCCTGATCTTCGCCATGTAGTAGGCGAGGTTCTGCATAAACTCCTTGGGCAGACGGTCATTCACCGTCTGTTCCATTGTCTGGACATTCTCCCGTTGCTTAAACAGCTGCATGATGCCGGGTCCGAACAACAGCTTCAGCGGCAACCGCTTCCCAGATTTCCGCATATAGACCTCCGTGGCATTCGATCCTTTCTTGCGCGGCGCGATGAAGGCGCTGCGATAGGTGCGGTTCTTTCCCCATGCTTTGGCCTTCACCAATCCGCGCTTGCCACCGGGCTGCTGGGTAGGCTTCTTGGAGCCGACTACGAACTCGATCAAATGCAATGGCCGCTCACTTGCTACCAGCGCCGCCCATAAACGCCGGAAGGTAGATGGGCGGGTCTCGATACGTCTTTTTACCGCAGCCTGCCTGCCGCCCATTTGTGGGGCAATGTGCCGGGCGCTTGAAACCTTCGCGCTTTCCGCCACTCGGTTCAGGGTTCGCACGGTCGCTTGCGGCACGGCCTGCTTCTCCAGCGCACTCAGGCCACGGCGCAGCGATTTCAGATCGCTCTCGACTGAAAGATCAAAGGGCATAATTATTTCCAAATGTTAAGCAGCTAACGCCATCGGCTCAAACTTGTAGAGCTTTTTCTCAAGTTTTACAGGGCTCTCAAATATCTTGCCCATCTCGTTCATGGCGTTTACAAAGACCACTAATTGGTTCGCTCCGAGTCCGCTGCCGACCACCATT